TCTAGCTCTTCTTGTAAATCTGCCATATATCCCCCTAAATAATTGGCCGATTATAGCATTTATTGACGGCTTCTGGTTATTGTAAGGTCAATTGGCTTAGATGCTGGCGCAAAAGATGTTGCAGCAGACCCATCAAGCCATAAATCGGTATCGCTAACAGCAAACCTTGCCTGCATATAAGAGCCTGCAGTTACCTCAATTTGATCACTAACAGCCAAGACAACAAACTGATCGTTAGCATGCACCGTAACCCTTTCTGAGTGATCTTGGTTTGTGCCATCAACAGCTATCCAATAATACGCTGTCTTCGTTGATGCGCTTGACGATTTAAGCTGCAGGTGTCCCGCAATAGAATACACCCCCGATTCAGCAAACCTAATTTTTGTATTATCGCTGGGATCAATGCTCAATCCACCATTAGCGCTTACCGACGTAAACGATATATTGTACGCAGTGTCTGCCGCCGCCGCAGTAATGCTACTGGTTGCTGAAAACTCGCCATAGCCGTCAGCTAATACAATCTGCCTAAACTCACCATTCTTGGATATTACCGGGTAACCAGTTCGGTCCCACAATACGACGCCATCTTCTGCCGCCGTGTCACCAGCTATGTAGTAAGCCAGCTTCGCTTTAGTCCTGGCTAAAAAGCTAACAAGTCGCTCTCCCCAGGGTTTCCATTCTGGACCTAACGGGGGTGGCGGGTTCTCAGCCAGGCTCATCGCTTGCCGCCTGGTATTACATTAAGCCGCATCTTTCCTGCACGCCAATCTTTAAGCTCGGTGCCATTAATACGCATCCTGACCTGGCGACCACTAAACCTGGCGCCTGTTGGGTTAGCAAGGGCAAACGGACCGTGGCTAACTTCTGAGTCATTAGGGTAGAACCTGGTCTTAAAGGTCAAAGTGACTTCGCCCTGGTTAAGCTCGTCCGGGATAATCTCATTTACTTTGGCGATCTGATCGCCCTGAGCAATCGATATAGGTCCACTCTCCAGGAATGTCTCACTACCATTGTGTGAGTACCCAGTCTCGTGGTTTAGCACGTTACCAGAGGTATCAAACATAATTGGGTTAGAGAATACACCAGCATCAACTGCAGAGCTGCGAGATAGCTCACCAATGTTCCAGTGACCTTCTTTATAGTCAAACACAACGTATCGGTCGTTCTCCAGAGAGTCGGCGCTGGGATAGAACCACCACACTTCACCAAACTGCGAGTTGTTGACTGCAAACGCTTTGCTTTTCTGGGCGTGGTTTATGTCTTTAAAAACGTGATCTGAGACATCGCAGGCCATTTCCTGTACGGATGATCCGTTGTAGGTGAAAAAGCTCTTAGAGCCCATCCAGAAGGCTCCCTCGTCCACCGCAACTGCAGCCATGCGAGATATGGTGCCGCAAGATGTGCCAACCCTCTCAAAACCGTAAACAGTTGGCGGTCCATTGTATGTGGCGACGTGCGCGTCCAGGGAGGTCAGTATAAGTGTACGGCCTCTCACTCGGATACCGCACATGATCTCGCCAGAGGTCTGCAGCTCAAGATCACCAGCCTGGTTAATCGCTGTAGGCGTCCAATCAGTGTTGTCTTCTCTGTCACACCACTGTACAAGGCGCGGATTACTGCCTGCGCCTAGAGCAAAAATAAAGCGCTCCTCAGTAACGACAATAGCGCCATTGCCTACCGGGGCATTTGTAATTGCTGCAGCGGGGGTGCCGGTATTTAACTGCCACTCGTATATCTTGCCGTCCTTTGATGAACAGGCGATCAAATATTGACCCCAGGTATCCATGGACCAGGATGTGGCCTCTTCTGGCACGCCGTCACTAGGACGTTCTGTGCTGTAGTAAGAGGTGCCATAGAACGAGCCGCCATAGCCAAGATTCTGGTCTGCGTTAAGGTCGCCAGCGGTAAAGCTAGTAGGGGTAATGTCAGCAACCGTACCCACTTTATTAACGTGGTACAGCTTTTCGTATGTTCCTGCCGCGATGTGGGCGTCTGCACTGTTGTCAGTCCATGTAATAGCGCCTCTGGGGGCGTAAGCGAATGCACTGGCCTTACGGGTGGTCCAACCGCCAACAGGCCGCACAGAGCCATTCTGCCACCTTATGAGGTTGGCATCTCGCCACCGGCCTACCGAATCCAGGTCAGTACCGTGCTTAAAGATACCTGCTGGAATGTCTACGCTAACATATGCCATTTATACTTCCTTTGCAGAGCGACGGAGGCGGCTACTTACCGCGCATCTCCATAATTTTTCCGGCACCGCGAATACCAAAACTGGAACTGATCGCGATGAATAATAAATACTGATACCACTCAGGCAGCTTGTCTAGCGCCTCAAATCCTTCAGCCACCCGGTCAATTACCGACACGTCATTGGCGGCTATTGCGTAGCCAACCATAAACACTGGGATAGCTAACACAATGGTCCAAAATTCATCCTTCCAGGAGCTGCTAGAGGCATCTGCCATCTTGCTCTCCCAGTCAGCACTGTTCTGAATAACATTCATCTTGGCGTCATGCTTGGCCTGTTTTTCAGCAGCCTTGTTAGCCAGGAACGTCTTGCCAATATCAGCAACCGGGCCTATTAACGCCGTAAATATACTCACTGAACAAGCCTCTCAAGCAAAGGTGATGCAATGACCAGCGGGTAAAGAAACCATAGGCGCTTGTCTATATCATCAAACCGCTTTGTTCCAGCGTCCAGTTGCTTCTCAATGTTTTGGTATCGAGTCAAGCATTCACGTTCATGCGCGTCTAGGCGCTGGATGGCTTCTTTAACCGTTGGCATGTCTAATTACTCTCCTGGCTCTTCTTTCTCCAGGTCAGCAACTAGCATGTTGATAAATGCGTCTTTGCCTACTGAAAGTTGATCAAGGTTAAACTGAGTGGACCTGATCTTTCTATCCAGGTCGTTGCAGTGATTTACCATCACCTGCTGCTGCTCAGTCATGTCTTCAAAAATGTACTCTACTTCGTTTATCACTATGGGAGTTGTTTTTTTCTCGCCCATCACTATTTTCTCTAAGTTGGTTGGTTGAACTGCACATCATATAGATGATAGCGACTTTCGTAAATCATTGCCGCCATAACTATTTACTTTAACGGATTAGACACGTAGTCGAGCGCCTCCCAGACCGAATCTAAATCACGCCCGATTGCCTGAATCCTCTTATCAATGTCCTCGCTTTTCGCTGTAATCAACTCAGCCTGCTTAACGGTGGACTTCATAGTCTCAATTTCTTTCTCCAGATCAGTGACCTTTGTCTTGATGTCCAGTAAAGCGGTTTGCTGATCCTTAATAGTCACTAGGTTTACGCCCAACTCTGCCAGTTTGCCTTGCAGCTGACCTACATCATTTGCTTCAAGCTCTTGCTCTACCAGTAGAATCTTCTCCTCCAGAGGCACTATGTCGGGAATCTGCTGCGACTCAACTGCCTCTAGCCTTGAATACAGTGAGCTTGCTGTCCATACGCCACCGCCAAGGGTAGTTGCTAGGCTTAAAAGTATGGCAATGTAGACACCCTTAAAAGATGTACCGCCTATCGTTAACTCAGTTTCAGCTAAACTCATGTGCCATCAGACTCCGTAGATTCATCGCATTCATTGCCGTAGACAAAACATTGGTAACCCAAGTGTGTAGGCCCAGTTATATAAAGATCAGACTCTTTACCTGCCAACAGAACATCGGAACCAGAGAAGTACATATCTAGACCAAACTGATCTGTGCCGTTTAGGAACACGCTTGTCTGCTCTAGCATTCTTGTATTGGTCTGCCATGTCAACGTGACCGCTTGGCTGCCAGAGCTATAAGCTATAGAGCTATCTTCAACTGTTAGGTTTCTGTCAGCAGCCTCACTCTCTAGGAATGCAACCGCCTCTGGGTTTGCCGCAACGCCTAAGAATGCACCAGCATTGTTGGCATGGGTTTCTATATCATCCAGACTTTGGTTGTAGGTGTCCGCATCATCCTGATCAATAGTCAAAGTCTCAATGTTGTCTGCAACAAACTGCTGGACTTCAGCCTCATCGTCAGGGGTTGCTGCTGTCTCTGCTATTTCCGCGACATTCTGAACGGCAATCATATCCACAACAACCTCTGTGAATACATCCAAAGCTGCGTCCATAAGCTCAAGCTCTGCCGCTGCCTCTTCTTGCAGATAGTCTACGGCGCTGCCATAAGGCTGATAGGCTTGCATGCCAGAGAGTGCTGCGTTGTACGCCTGTACTTGCTCCGAACTGATATAAGCTGTTCCCGCTAAAGAGCCATCAGAAATGCCTGCGCCTGTGTGAGCATAGTTTTGTGCAGCGCCAGCAAGCATAATCCCTGTGTCGATTTGATCAACGATGGCAGAGGATGCCGCTATCAGATTGTCTAGCTCACTACTTGTAGCGGAACTTATCGCTAACAGACTGGCTAGAGTCGCTATCTGCAATCTCTTCTGTCTCATGTTCTGCTCCTATTCCAAGTATTGAGTTGTACCACTTCTGAGTATCGCTGTACCGTTTTACTGGCTCTTTCTTGCTGTACGTTGCTCGCCTATAAACCCTGACCTCTCCGTAGTCTGGAATGTAAAGAGATGGCTGCATCTTCATCAATAAAAAAGCGCGACGACCCACAACCAATCTACCACCCTTAATGACAGGGCAAGGTGTTCCAGATACGAACATAGCCCTAAAGACCTCAACATCTGCACACATAACGGCGATGGCTGCGACCTTCATGCCTAGATCACTCAGAACCTTGGCATTCCTGCGCCTATTGCAATACTCATCTATCTCGTAATTGCCTGTTGTGTACCCAACTATGCCTGTCTGAATACTGCTGCCAGTTCCTTGCAAACATGTCTCTATTCCGTTAGACATGTAGCTAGGGGCAATGGCTGAACCAACTGGCATGTCGGATGAGCTTCCTGCCCCATTGTAGGTGTTGCTTACACTGTGGTCTGTGCTGTTGTTGTTACTGCTAACAGTAGAATCTACAGTGTTCGTATTCAAAGAGCCGTCTTGATTATTTGTGCTTTCGGCCCACACTGCACCAGATACAGCTAGGAGTAGTATGAGCCTAAGCATTACCAAGGAGTTCCAGTAGTAATCGCAGGAGCTTTGCTGTCAGCAATCTGTGCAGCGATAGAGTCTTCCAGAGCTGTTACTGCTTCTTCGCCCATAGTGTCCTTACACCAGCCAATAGCCTGAGACTCTGTGATGTCTGCATAGGCTGTGTAGCCAGAAGCAGAGCTGTCAGGAGTAAAGCCACAAGTGCCGTAGCTGCTGCCTGAGTGAGTGTCATCGCCTACTACTTCGCTGTCTGATGCGCGCCAGTGTGCTACTACAACTCCGTCATCAGTGTTGCGTTCTAGGGTTGAGATTGTCCAAGTTACTGCCATGATTAAATACCTTCTTCTAGTGATGCGTTGTAAGCAGCAATAACTGCGTCTGTATGCACAGCAGCACAGATAGCCTGTACCTCTGCTGATTCGTTGCTGTAGTCCTGTCCTGCAACTACAACGTGCCTGTGGTAGCCAGA